TTATGTATTCTTAAGTTCTGTTCTTAGCCACATTAGCAATGATCTAAGTGTTTCAATTTTTAATCTTAAGTTATCCATAGCACTTATTGCCGTATAGTATAAACTCTCTGCTATATCCTTTTGTAGTCCTGATTCTGCCACTTTATCATTACCTTTTGCTAAATCAGTTTACCATATTACTTAGATACTTATAATCAAACATTTTCCTTCTCATTTCTCCTTGTTGTGTATATATACCCTTAACATCTATTAATTCTGCTATAGTATCAAAATGATATATTAGAAAATCTGGTATATATGTTATGCTCTATATTTCTTTCCACTCTTCTTAAATTCTGATTGTAACTCATACTTAAACTATAACTCAAAACTTAAAATCTTTTGTAACAAAATTATATTTGAAAAATATTTTAATAGTATGAAGATAAAGTGGAGGGATAGGCATGGAATACGAAATAAAAGATTGTATAGATGCTGGTAGTGAATACTGTCCATCATGTATAAAAGTACGAGTTTTTGGAAAGAATATATAATTTATCTAAATAAATGTAAGACTAATAATACAACACCTAAATCCACTAGTCAATGGATAAAATTTCATAGAACGCAAATGGGATGGTCACAAATGGATTTAGCTCTAAAATTAGGCTTAAGTGAAAAACAAGGTAGATATTTAATTAAAGATTATGAAACTAGAGGTCTATGTCCACCTATAAATATATCTATTAAATTAGCTGAATTATTCGATTTAAATACCAAATATTTTTATGATGAATACTATGAATTTTTAGATATGGATTATCCTAATATAATAAAAAACTATAGATTAAAAAATAATCTTTCTAAAACTAAATTAGCTAAAATACTAAGTACTACATATGAAACTATAACTAGATGGGAAAATGGTAAAAATATAAGTAGACAATATTATAAAAAAATAAATAAATTAGTCCAATTAACAACTAAGGAGCCTTAATTGGCTCCTGTTTATAATTTTAAAACTATCACATATATAATTATTAATAAACTTACTGATATGCATCCCCATTTTATAGAATTTTTACTACTCTTATCTTTTTTATTAAAAAGTTTATTGCCAGCAAATCCTATAATACAAGACATTATTATATATTTAACCATATGTCCTCCTAATTTAATGGTTTAGGTAATTTAGTTATAAACTTCGCATAACCTTTTTCATATTTTATAAGATTCAAGCTGTGAAACTGTTTAAGGTTGAGTAAATCCTCAAGTTCATACGGCTTCATTTCTTCTCTAAGTTCTTCAAAATTCTTTTTATCCGCTCCTTGTAACAACATATAAGAAGCCCCACTAGCTTTAATTTCATTCTTGAGTTGAGGGATAAGCTGATTCATATAATGGGCCGATATAACTATCTTAGTTCCGAACTTTCTCAATTGGGATAAAACTGAACATATAACATTCTCTGCTGTAGGTGCTTGATATAGTTCATCATAGAATACAGTGCATCTAGAAGGTTTCTCATGAAGTGCTCCCCTTAGTTTTGTTGCTAAAACTATTTTAGATGTAAAGAAGGTAACTAATACATTCTTAACCATTTGATTGTTAAATGAATCCTCTGGCATTTTTATTAATATAATTTTCCCTTGATCCATAGCTTTAACAAAATCTATATTGTTGCTACAATCCATATTAAACATATATTTTAAATAGATATTTTCTTGAATAAGATTAACTCTATCTAAAATACCATCTATCTTACTTTCTTTAGTACCTACAATTTCTCTGCTAACTATTTCTTTAGTCTTTTTATCTTTTTCTTCTTTTACATCATCCAATTCTCTTAAATTATTAATCATATCAGAAAAATATTTTTGGCTTTCTTCTGATAAATTATTAATACAATCTATATAGTAATATCTTTTTCTATGATTTTGTAAACATTTAATAACATCACCTATGGATGTATTATCATTTATATAAACAATGTTAGCTGCTGAACTTAAATATCTTCTCATTTTACTAGTTAAGGGTAATCCGTCAGTATTAATAGAATCTATAAAAGCCATAGTCTGTTCCGCTTTCATGTTAGCCATTTTCAGCATTATAAATTCATCTTCACCTTCACATCTAACTTCATTAAATCCCAATCCTTGAAAATACTCTTTTTTAGATAAATCTATTTCTACAACATCCTCATTTCTTACACTTCTTTTTACTGTATTAGCTAACTCACAATTTTTAATATAGTCTAATATTATTACAGATTCTTTTTTATTATTTGCACTTTTACACATATTTGCAATAAAGGTTGTTTTTCCACCACCTTGAGGACTTAATAATAGCAATGCTAAGTTCCCGAAGTTATATTCATCTCTCATATATGCTTTATATTCCTTTCCTTTGTAGCTTGAAGTTCCTAAATAAACATATCCACTTTGTAATTCCTCTGGAATAGGATGTTCCAGCACATCTATTTTCGTATTAATCTTAAATCTTTGCAATAATTCCCTTCCTGCAATTTGTATTAAATTATTACATTCTAATGTACTCATTCTATTTTTATCAATTCCTTTAAATTCATAATCAGTTGAATTCATTTTTATTTTGTTTTTAATCTTTTTATATTGTAGCGAATTGTCTTGACCAATATTTTTATAAGATTCCAATACCGCAAAAGCATTGTTTTGTTGCCTTGACTTGTCTTCACTAACACTGGACACTAATAACTGCGTATCTAGCACTACAGCATTTTCTTTTCTTCTTGTTATAGTGGAAAGATTACTAAGTTTGTCAATCGCTGTAATAGCCACTTCTGTATGTGTTCGAGGTGTCCCATCACCAACAACATCATTAAATACATCAAATAAAAAGTCTATAAACTTTATTGCGGCTATGCCTATATATTTAAGAATTACCATAAAATCTAATTTTTCTTTATCTATTGGAAAACCTGCTTGTATTTTCTTCATAGTTTCTTTGTAATTACCTTTCCACTTACTTTGATTAACAGGAATAAAATTATACAAAACGTCTATCTTATCTTCTTCTTCCATAATATCTATTACATTCAGTATGTTATTCAATGGATCATTAGTCTTTTTATTAACTTTTAAACTTAAAGCGTCTTCTTTTTCATAATACAATTGGTATTTTAAAGATTTATTAAATTCTTTTTCATCCATTGGTATAGTATCAATTTCTTTTACAGTTATTCTTTTCCATGTTTCTGTACATTTTTCTATAAATAAGTTTTTATATAATTTAGGTACTATCATATAAAAAGTACAATCTTCTTTAGTAATACTAATTTGAAATAAAACCTTTGCAGGCAATTTATATACAACTTTAAAACCTTTATTTTTTACTTCTTTCATTATTCTCTGATATGGCATCCTATACATGTTCGCTATTGTTTTAGCAATAAGTTCAGTATCGTAATTACGATTACTTGTATCTGGTGTAATATGCAATACTGAATATTTGGGTTTTACTATTTCAAACCAATCACTCATTTTATAAGTTTTTTCCTTTTTTAAAAAATCAAACATAGTTTTCTCCTTATAGAGCACTATTAAACATCATTATTATAATGTAAGTTATAATACTTCCTTTTGCCCATAATCTGCCCTTCTTCCAACCTATAATGTAAGCTATAACACTAAAAAGACATATAAACATACATATCCAAAAGCTATTTTTAACAACACTCACCCAAATAACCGCTGAAAATTCCTTAGGGTGTTTTGTGTAATATATAAAATTAGATATAAATTCAAAGAAAGCTTTAGTATTAGTGTTAAACTCATTTATGCTTTTGACAATTTCAAAATTGGATATGTCAAAAGGGCTAGTTATACTCCCTTGTAAAAATTCTTGAATACTCATTTGTACCTCCTACATAAAAATGCTTCTAATTAATTGGAATCCTTCAGGAATTAAATAATTCATTATACATATCAAGAACCCTGTACCTACCTTTTTCCATGTCCCCTCACCTTTAACGGCTAATTCTAACAGTGCTTTAAATGCATAGATCATGGAAGCCCAAAATATAACCGATTGCGCTATTCCTACCAATTGCCAACCGCCTTTATCTAATTTAGCTATTCCAGTTTTAGGAACCGCCATAACTTTTTCTACATACATTAATCCACCTAATATAAAAGCTAACGTATTGTATAATTTATTTCCTTCTTTTAAATAAACACCTTCATCATTGAGTTTTTTTACCATTGTACAACTTAATTTCTCTATTTTAGTTTCATTAGTTTTTTTTATAACTTTTAAGCCTTCTTCAAATGTATAAACTTTGTTTTTACTTAAAAACATAAATACCTCCCGAATAATATTGATTAAATTGGTAAAAATAAAGATATAATTTATGAAGGGATTTGATATTAATGGAATTTTTATTTTTTTGTTCTTCTACTTATGTTGTTCTAGAATTGATTAAAACTATATGCTGTAAATAAATATTAATATATTGTAAATAATCTAGATTTTAATTAAAATCAGTAAACTTTTTAAAATTTGTTGCATACACTGCTAATGTGTAGCGAGTGTTAAGGAGTGATAGCTCATTAACCGAGCGAAATATTAAGCAGTGAATTTGGGATAAGTCTAGCCTTTTGCTGGGCTTTATTTTTTTATTGATTTTTAGTATTTTTGCATTATTAAAAATCAACATCCTTAAACACAAATTCTATTTTTTTATTTTGATGATCTAGTCTATAGTACATTTCATAATGAAATAAAACTTCATCACCCAATAATCCTTCACTAAGTGCTGCTATTCCAAAATTTCCAGATATAAATACTTCCATAAAGTCATTTAAGTTCATTCCATCTCCAAACTTTTCATATTTCTCCTCTAAAAATTCATATAAATTTTTCATTTTCTAATCCTCCTCATATAAAATTTTTATTGGTAACGTACCTTTCAAAATGTCTTTGACCACTGCACCTGGATTACTAAATTTCAGCAATTCACCATATAACTGCAGTTCTTTTATGTCACTTTTCTTGAATTCTAAGACAACTCTTAATCTCTCTGCCAACTTTGTCACCTCCGTATACTTTGTATTAATTTAATGTATACAATGTCTAAATTGTATTCTTTGTTGTCTTTTAATATATCCTATGCACCCTTTGTGTAAAAGTTTCCTAATTTTAGTATTTAATTTAATAATTTATTTTTAATCCCATTTTTAGTATTTAAATATATAAAAAAAAAGCACCTAATCTTCTAGGTACCAAATATCTTCTACCCTTCGATTAAGCGCTTTAGCTATAGTTAATAATGTTTCTGCATTCCCTTGAACCTTATTTAATTCTATTGTATTATAAGTACTTTTTTTAATTCCAATCATTTCTGCAAATGCCTTTTGATCCATCATATATTCTCGCATTCTTATTTCTTTTAATCTATTTTGAACCATATATGCCACCCCATTCCAGTATATGTAAGTATTCTTCAAAGGGTTTAAAATTCCTTTTTAGGCTTGTCCCGTACATAATATAAAATATTAAACAAATACTACACCTATAAACTATATAGGAGGTATAGTATTTATGAATTTTATAAAAAAATCCTTATCATTAATATTAAAATCAATCTTTATTCTAGCAGTTTTAAATTTAACTTTTAACACATATATATGTGTAATCAAAATAATTGTAAACCCATAATACCATTTTTATAAAGAACAGTATATGGCAGTATGCTGTTCTTTTTTATTTTAATGATTTATTTATATCTTCATCAAATTATTTTATATTGAATTTTATTTCTTATCAAATTGTTTTATATTAATATAATAACCACTTTAAAGTGGTTATATACATAAAATAAACGAATATCGTATATTTAATTATATAAATTTAAGTAATATCGTACTTAAAACTAACAAGAACCATACTTAATCCCATTTATCAGTAATTTAAGAACTTAAATTTTTAAAATTATTTTATATATCATCTATATTTTAGCCTTTTCATAGCATTTTATTCAGTTATCTTATCAAATTGTTTTATATTGCTTTTAAACATACTATATAATATATTTTTAGCAATAAACATTTAACTTTCTCAATCTCACTACTAATGACTCATTAACATTTATTACCAGTTTTATGTTATTCGAGATAAGAGCCATTAATCTTTTCCCAAGATTTATAAATATCTTATCTATTTTGAATGTAAAATTACAATTGCTATCATTAATTTTTATTACATTATCCTCAAATATTATATTGTTTGTATATATATATCCAAATTCATTTGAATTATAAGAATAATCCCCAGTATAATGCCATCCCATAAGTGAACTAATTGTTATATTTAATGCTCCTTCTATTCTTAAATTTTCTTTTAATAAATTTAAGCATTCATTTATAATTTTATTATTAAATATTTTTTGTTGTAATTCTCTTTGTTTTTCTATTTCTAAGTATTCTTCCCTTTCTTTATCATTGATTATTTTATCTCTTTCTTTTGCTTTAGGGTCATATTCATTTAAAGTTTTAATATAATCTTTTATTGTTGTCTTCGGTATATTGTATAATAATCCTACATCTGAGAAGTCTTGTTCTGGTTCGTAGGACATATATAATAATTTTTCGATTGTTATTCTTTTTTGATTTTCTAAATCTCTTAATTTTTTTATATCATCACTAGTAACAACTTCATCTATCATATTATCTATATCTTGAAAAATAACATATAAGGACTTTAGCACCTTTCTCTCATTATCATTATCTATTCTTTTATAAACTTTTTGGGCACGCATTTTAAATATTTTCTTTCCAATTTGTTTTTCAATCCGTTTTGTTGTTTTTGTATTTAATACAAGTCCTGAACTTATGAATGCATTAAAAGCTCTATTAATTAATTTCACTGGTATGTACTTGTTAAATTTTAACTGTAACAATAATCTAGCTTGTTCTTTACTTCCAATATAGTACTTATTATCATAAAGTGAAAATAACTTATAAAATTCATTTACAAATTCCTCATTCATTATTTTTATTCTCCTAATTTAATTTATTAACTATTATATTAATTTAACATTTCTATAGCTAAAATTATAACAATTCATGTTATAATTTGTCTACATATGGCTATTTTTAAATTAGGTATATAACTATCCCTCATATTTTTACTATACATAAATAGGTAGGATAACTAAATGTTATTAAAGCTATGTATAACAATGTTTATACTATATTTGAACATATAACTAAGTTTCAAAGAGCACCCAACTAAATATAAGCAGCTAAATTTATACTACTTCAATATTTATAAATATTCTACAAATAAAAATTAATACTTTTAAATTATTATAAAGCGTTATAAATTTCTAAAATTCTAAAAAATTATCATAAAGTTAAATTAATTTAAATCGATTATGAGATTAGAGGATATTAATGGATAGTTATCCATATACAGCTTATATTTACATTGTTTAAAATTATTTATATAAAAATTAAGGAGATGTTATTATGAAAAAGTCTAAAAAACTATTTATTACCACAAGTGCTTCATTTTTATTTATACTATCGTTCTTTTTATTTTTTACAAAATCAAATGTACAAGCATCTAGTAGTCCAGTTATATCAAACGTTGATATTGTAGGTTACTCATATGATAGTATTTATCCTACTTTTAAAAGCACAACACCACGCAAAGATTCTTATGATGTATTTTATAATCCTTCTAAATCTAAGAGTGGAAATGTTTATATCAGAGTAATACAAACTGGTTCTGGTGGTACTAGGAACATAGTTGTAGATAATGATGATAATAATTTTGTTAATGCAAAATTTTCTGACATATCTACAGATTTATTAACTTCTGGTGGCATTTTAACAGGCTATGATGAAAAATTTGAAATTACAGATTTAAAAAAAGGTTATCATAATATAAAAAGGCTAGGATTTAATAATAATACGCTTGGTAAACCTATGGTACAAGATATCATAAGAGTAAGGGTTTGTGAACATAATGAGTTCCCTGCTATAAGTAATGTCCCTGTTAACAAAACTTTTACAATAAACTTTAATAGACCAGTCAAAATTGATTCATCTACTAAAAATTTTGTTAAGGTTTTAGACTCCAATAATAGAGAAGTTCCAATTAGTATAGGTCTAGGTTCTAATCCAAATTATTTAGAAATATATGCTCCAAGCAATAATTATTTACCAAACTCTAATTATACTTTACAAGTGCTTCCAGGGCTTAAATCTACTGATGGTAAAGAACTATTTACATCAACAACAATGAATTTCAGTACTAGTAGCAGTTCTAGATCATTGTTATCAAGATCAATTCATACATTCGGAACAACAACACCTGATTTAACATTAAATTTTGATTAGATTGGAGTAAAATTATGATAAATAGTATTAGTAATTCTCAACCATATTTAAATATTAAAGGATCCACAAAAAAAAATGACATAGAACAAAATAATCAAACTGAAGATAATAAATTTAAAAAATATCTTTCTGATTATGTACCAAAATATACGGGCGACGAGGGTATGCCAAAAAAATGTGATTATAAAGAAATGACAGTTTTTGAAAAACGTATATTTGATGACTATATGCAAACTGATTTTTTATATGGAGTTTCTTATGAGGATTTCAAAAAAACTCTTTGTGGATTTCCTCCTGTTGATGCTCCAAAATCCATAATAGAAGCTTATCAAAATACTATATCAAAATATCCTGAAAATCAACGTAAAAAAATTATGGGCGAACTTAGTTATTTAGAATCACCAAATGATAATTTAGATATGGGAACTATCATAAGAAATGCTATAGACCATTGTAAATTAGTTGAAATCATAACAGGTCAAAGCCAAAAACATAGGGAAAACTTATATGAAGATTTTTTAAATGAGTTCAACAAAGTTAACACTATAGATACTTCTCATAGAAAAACAACATTGTAAAAATAAATAGTTAATAAAAAGATCCCATTGTTGAATATGAAATGGGATCTTTTTAAATAAGGAAATTTCTAATAATACTTAACTTATGTAACAACTTTATGTGTGATTAAATTTATTATATCTGGTTATAATAAAAATAGACCAATACATAGCACCAATATAGAAAATTCCACGACAAAAGAACCCTGTTTATTAGGGTTCTTTTCTTTAAGCAAGGAGGTTGCCTAAATTATTGGTAAGCCGTTATATTTAATATTCTATAAATGTTAAAAAATTCCTTTAAACAACAAAAAATATAAACAGTAGTTGGATTATTCCAAACTACTGCTTGTACTATTTGTAAGATAATATTAATTCATTAACATTTGTTATATTAGCCTCATTTAGCTTTGAGTATCTAGTAAGTGTTTTACTGTAAACATCTTCTTTACATCCAATATATTCTACTGTAACAACTACAGAATACGATATCTTATCATCCTCCACATTTTCCTTATCCCTTGAAAGAGCGTGAAGAACTATATAAGGCTCACTCACTAAACTGTAGTTCATTTTAGATGAAACTCTTTTTACTACTGTATCCCATTTAAAATCTGATCTTCTTTCTTGCTCTGTTGCATATTTTGTCCTTGAATTGCTTGAGCTTTTAGGGGTTCTTGATTTTTTCCATCCTATATCTAATAAATTATTCATTTCTTCTGAATCTCTAATTTCATTCAATGTTTTTGTTGTACCTTTAATAGGATGTGTCATTAAATATGTATGTGCATTAGGATAAAATGTATCTTCTACACACATATTTGTATAATCATCACTATCCTTACTATCTATATTACTTGCTACACATACTGTCCAGCTTATTAATACTTTTCCATCATAATTTAAATCATCTATGAAAGGAATTGGTAGTTTAACTCTAGCTGTCTTAAGTAATTTACTTTCATATATTATAGTAACTTTATTTTGTGTGCATTCTAGCATATCTAAATAATTTTCCTTAACAACTCCATATCCTAAATGCTTGTCTGGTTTATTCTTAGGGTGGTTACTTGTATGAATAAGTATAGCTTTAGCTGTTAATGGATATCTAATTGAACTATATTCTAATATTTCTACTAATTTTCTTGCTACAACTGGGGTAGAAAAACTAGTGCCACAATCAAATAACTTTTCTCCTTCAACTGGAGATATGAAGTGCATTTGATTATTGATACTTCCACCATATTCAACAACATCTGGTTTTACCTTTGCTCCCTCTCTTCCATCTCCCATACAGCTATATTCTGTTCTTTGTATCGTTTTATTATTTTGTTCATATGCTCCAACAGCTATGTTATTCACCGAATCAGAAGGAGCCTGTATTCTTCCAAGTTCTTCTCCATAAGATCCATCATTTCCAACAGCGATAGCAAAAATCCTTTCTCCATCCTTAGATAATCTATCAAGAGCGTAAGTAAATCTTGTAATTGTATCATCTTGAATTGGACCAACCGGTCCTAAAGAAAGATTAAAAACTTTAATATCAGGTCTCTTTGGCACTATATCTTCAATCTTATCAATAACTTCATAAAGATCAACATAATCACTTTCATCTTCTAATGGTAAAACCCTAAAACTTTCCACTTTTATTGTTGGTATTGTCAATTTATTAGAAGTCATATTTTTTAAATCACCAAAAAGCGCTGCACTCGTCACCATTGTTCCATGCTTCAAACATTCTATTTCTTTGTTTTTACTAGTTAAATTATGTTCAACAACATATCTTTTTATTATCGAGTTATTACTTTCTACCCCACCATCAAAAACCCCTAAAGTGGCCGTTGGTACAAATTTATTACCTGATAATATTATATTTTCATCTTTAGTTTCACATGTGTTTCCTGTTCGCAAGCTTCTAAATTCTAAAGGATGTATAGCTCTTAATGGATTGAATGGCTTTATCTTATCAATTAGATCCCTATCTGCTATCATTGAAATAAAAATTGGTCCATTCTCATATTTTTTAATCTTTAAGGAGTCTATATCTCCGTTATTATTAATTATAATATCTTTAAATTTTTGTAACATTTCCTCTTCATGATTAAAATATTGATGTAAAACCACCTCTATTCTACCAACTTCCCATGATTCATTAAATGTGCTTAAAATGGATGCATGGTCATCAAAATAAAACTGTTCAATGCTTCTAACATTATCTTTAGCTACTTTTCCTAATAAATCATTGCTTAATTTATATCTTAAAATTTCTAAAGATTCTTTATTAATCATTACAAATATATCTTTTCCGAATTTAACCCCTGTTTTTTGTTTCTTATCAACAACTTCTTTACTCCATTTTCTAGTTCCTACCTGTTTAAAATTTGCTTCCTTTATTAGATTACTTGGATGAGCAGATTTTGAAGATCTATCTATTCGCATCTTTAAATTAACAATTATATTATCTAATGCATATTCTTCACCTATACTATCTATTTGAGACTCAATAACACTTATGTTATTAATTAGATTTATCTTTGCTTGTTCATAACTCAATCGCCTATCTTTCCCTGGATTACTTCTAGGATTTTTTTCAGGCTCACTATATTCTTCTCCATTGGTTAAAATCGGTCTCAATATTTCCCTCAAATATTCTCCCTCCTATTTTAAGTAATACTGAACGGCAGACTTACTTTTACCTATTATTTCAGCCATTTGGGACATTGTCAAATCTGTTCTCTTACTTAGTTCAATACAAATTTTTTTATTGAATTTTGAATCTGTATTTCCTTTAAATTTTATTATATTAATCAAAAACCATTTATTTATATCTCCGCCTTTTATTATACCATTTTTTCTGGATCTTTCTACAATTTTACAAATATCATCTGCTGACATACCCTCTGTAAACTCTAAAATTATTTTTTCAATATCTATATCTAATTTTTCTGGTAAATTATCCTCTATTATTTTTAATCGTTGTTCCTTTGACGGCAATCCAATCTCCAAATTAACATCAAATCTTCTCCAGATAGCCTTATCCAATAGTTGTGGATAATTAGTTGCTGCTATTATTACTGAGTGATTTGGCCATTCTTCAAGTTCTTTCAATAGCACATTTACTATCCTCTTTAACTCTCCTAATTCAGAATCGTCATCTCTCTTTTTTGCTACTGCATCAAATTCATCTAATAGTAGCAAAGTTGGTTCCTCTTTTGCATAATCTAATACACTTTTTAAATTTTGACCTGTCTTTCCTAAATAACTTGATATGGATGTTGCTAAATTTAATGTCGCAAATTTTAAATTCAATTCCCCAGCTAGATATCTTGCTAAATACGTCTTACCTACCCCAGGTGGACCATATAAAATAATTGATGAAATTGGAAATAATCCCAAGCTTAATAATTCACTACTTTTTTGCCTTTCTGTTATAAATTCATCAATAAAATCCTCAATTTTCTTGTTGAATATAGGTCTACTAATTTTAATCGGCTCATCAACATATAATAATTCATTCTTATTTTCTCGATCCATTGGTGAGGTTGATATTCCTACCCCTCTTTTAGCCATACTTCCAATAGCATTATAATCTAATGCTGTTCCTATTTCTGAGGCTATTTTGGGATTATTGACTTTAATTTTTCTCATTATTGTTGTAGATATGAGTCTAATTGCTTTATCATCACGATCTAATGATGCCCTAACTAATTTAGGTATATACTCTAATATATCCATAATATTAAAATTCACCTTTCATTCAAAATTAATACGAAACTTTTTTAACTATTTCAATGGTTTATTGGCCTTCTCGTATGAATAGTTGTCTTATACTTAAATATTAATACAGAAATTCAAAAAAGTAAAGAACATATATTCTTTAAATTAATCATTTTTATTTTCTTACTAGTATTAACACTCTATAATGATATTATCTATTACATTAAGGTATATTGATTTTAAAATAAAAGAATATTAGACTATACTACAAATATTTATTAAATGGATTAATTCAATAATACTAATAAGAAATTTCTATTACAATACTTATAGTATAATTTCAGAAAATAAAAAAGGGTACTCCTACAAAAGAGAGTACCCTGAAAATTTAATATTTTATATATTTAGCATATATATATCCACCATGTGGAGGATAGTATACATGCATCCAATCTCCTTCTTTACGATATAAATTAACCTTTGCACCATTAGGTAAAGCCCCCAATATTCTGCTGGATGTAGACTTACTTTCTCTTACATTTACACCGCTTGGTGTATTTATTGTACCTGTTTTACCATCTAAATTAATCCAACTATTATTGTTGTTATCTGTTGGTTTGCTTGGTGTTACATTTGAAGATGTACCTAAAACACCATTTACTATTGCTTTAGCAATTCCATTCATTCCATATTTATTAAGTATAGCCACATCTCCAGAACTATCTATAAAACATACTTCTATATAAATTGTTTTGGCTTTAGTTCTTTTAGTTAGTGCTAAAGGCTGGTCTTTAATTCCTCTATTTCTAAATCCTAAATTATTTAATTGCTTTAATACTCTATCCGCTTCTACTAAATATTTGCCACTATAAGTATATACTTCTGATCCATAACCACCTACTGTAGTATTAAAATGTATGCAAATATTTAAATCTGCATTTACTGAATTACATAAGGCTACTTGTTTATTTAAACTTTCTTGTAATGTTGATGCATAATCTACTCTACATATATTGGTTTTATGCCCTCTACCTCTTAATTCTTTATCTATTTCACTTACCACTTGTCTTGTTAATACTTCTTCTTTTAATCCATTAATTCCTCTAGTTCCTATGTCTCCACCACTTAATGTATGTCCTGGATTTAAATTAAATAACATAATTAAAATTACCTCCTCTAAATTTAATAAAAAAAGAACAGGCATTAATCCTGCTCTTTACTTTCCTTAACTGCCTGTCTAGCACTAGACTGACCAAAATAAAATCCTATTATTAATGTAAATACAGAAAGAAATTCTGTACTTGATATATTAGTTTTTAATGCTAAAATACAAAATACTATAGTAGTCAATAATGCTATTATCTTTTTTATCTGTAAGAATTGTTTTAGAAACTCCATAGTTTAGTCCTCCTTTTCTAATCCATCAATTCTATGATGAGCACTCTTAGTACTTTCTTCTACTTTAATTAATCTAGTATTTACATCTTCTATTTTTCTATCTGCTGCCTTTAAATCTAATCTTATATCATCTACACCTTTTGAAATATAATCTAATTTTAAAGCAGTTATCCCTTCATTTTTTCCTTCTTCTTTATTATCCTTTTCTTTAAGTCTTTTATATCCTAAATAGCTTAATGTAGCACCTAAAATAGTGTACAGTATTGACATTTCAATATTCATACGTCACCTCTCTTAATAAAAATAGGCAAAATAAAAAGACCTGATATGGTCCCTACTTTGCCTTTATAAACTATTTAATTATGTGTCGCTTTATTTATCTATTGTAAAAAAATAGCTTAGCATTTGCCAAGCTATTTTACCTACACTAATTTTTGGATTTAGTCATACTTTATAAATTTTAATTCATATGGTCTGTTACGATCATAATCATTTCTGCCATGAGACATAACTCTTACATATATTTTACAACCTGCCTCAACTCCTGTACCAATACTATCCTCATTACCTGGACCATTATCATATGCATAGCTGCTACGTGTAAGAGCACCATTAGCATCCACTCTTACAATTTGCAAATCATAATTAATACCTGAAGGTGGAGTTAATAAAACAGCGAAGTGAAATGTAGGACCTGAAGAATTGTCAATTAAATACCAATCATTATCATTTACATTATCTATTGGTACTACTACACTAGTTGAACCTCCACCATGTTTATATATTGTTACTGGATCCTCAAATGTATCTCCCCAATTAGTTTTAGCAAATACAACATCACCACCAAAAATCATCAAGCACATTGTAAGAGCCATTACCATTGTAGAAACTTTTTTAAAAATTTTCATAATAACACCCCTTTTGTATATATTCATTTAAATGGACAGGCTATATAAATTATATAATACACTTAACTATATGTTTTGTCAAATTTATTACATTTCTTCATAATATTAACATATATTTTAGTTACTAAGATTGCTTATTCCTATGTGCGGCTAAACTTCTGGTGTATGTTCTAATATATAATCTTCTATAGCTTTTCTATAATCTGTATTTGTTACATCATCTAAAATATAAGTTTTTTGTGTTTTTGGATTTAACCCCTTATTTGTTATTCTCTCTGCACATATTCTTACTATTACCATATTAACTTCCATTATAAAATACCTCCATCTAAATTATTGTCTGCTTGCAAAAGTAATTGGTTTTCTAATTCTTGCTTTTCTCGTTTTAATCTTTCTTCTTGCGTTTCTATGTGTGGAATATCTTCTGTTATTAATTCCTTAGTTTCTACATCTATACCTTTTACAATCTTGTTATCTAATTGTCCAAACTCCGTGATTAGATAGGGTAAACCCTCTGGTACTGTGTGAGGGAGTACATCCCCTTCAGCATCCCCAGTGTTTACCCAGATTTTACCCGTATTATCATAGATAATTAAACTACCTCTTTTCACAGCTATTCACCTCTCTTATTCAAAAGCTATCCATTGAAATGTAGTATCTTTACTTATATGACCATTACTGGCATAAAAGTCAAAACCTCTATTATTTTTGTGTACATATCCGCTATCCAGTATTATATACCCCCCACTATACCAGCCTTGTGTTTTGTATTGAAATAGTGTACAATCAATTGCGATATAGGGTTCTCTATAGGTATCACTTCTAGTATTAATAATAACTGTTTTTGGTCTAAAATCTAAATCAGTAACAGACATACAAACTTCTTTATTAGAACTTTCTCTAGCCTTTCCTGTTCCTTCAGCCCACTTTTTACCAACATTGATATTATTAATTTTATTAATCAAGTCTTGCAAGTTTTCTGTGCTTGATGCACCTTGTTCTTTTTTACTTAAATTAGTTACAAAAGTATTTTTTAATATTTGTATCTTATCATGTTGTTGTTGAAACGTGTCAGTAGCCAATAATGGATTTCCCACAACATCAGATATTAATTTTTTACCATTATTGGCATTTGTAAAAAGCTCATTTATTGCTCCTGTGATTGTTTTGTCTTTAGTTAATCTTTTATTATCTGTCGTAATATCAGCCAATTCCGACTTAACTGTTTTAAATTTTTCATCTACATTATTCTGTACTGTATCTATGGATTCTTTATTTTTATTAATTAAATTTAATAGATTACCTGCTACATCTCCACTTAGTATATTTTTAACTCCATTAAACCATATATTAAAATCTGTTTCTAAATTTTTTCTTACGTTTTGTAATTCTTCTTCTGTTTTCCCTGTTATATTTTTATACCATTCAAGATATTGATTAAAAATAGTAGTTGTATCCACTTGATCCACAGTTCCATGGACGATTCCACATAATTCTTTATTTAGCCTTAAATCTGTTATATCAACTTGCGTTATACTTATAGATCCAGCATTAACTTTTATATCTGCTAAGCCTAATTCATACATATCAGCATCTCTGGTTAATTGCGGTGCTTTAGGTTCACTAGCAAACTCACCTTTTTTTATCTTTACTCTTATTTCTCTTTCAACAACATCATATCGCAATACTATTTTGTCTATTCTATGCAATACACCATCTGCAACATCTATAGGTAAAATTAAATCATCTGTGTTTTCATACTTATATCCATTAATCCAACCCTTGCCTGGCTTAACTATTACCTGCATTTTATCCGTTCCAATTACCTGTAAATTTGTAGATGGATTAGGAAACACACCATTCCCAATAAAACTAGCAAAATACTCCGCATAAGTTTCTGCCTTATATACCCTATCCCATGTATCACCTACTTTCATAGCATTAAAAAACCCTGACTTCTCCACTATCTCACTTCCTTTTTAGATATTTTTTTAATGTTGTCTATAATAGTCGGAATGCTATCTCCAAATATACATTCTAAATTGAAACCGTTCGTTTCATATATCTCTTTAATCTCTGCAACCTTGCTATTAAGTGTTATACCCCATTTTTTATCTTGTACAGTAACAATATCTCCTAAATCCCAATCTTGTCCATAAATAAAAGCTCCATAAGGAATTACTTGTGCTTCAAATGTTTCCACTATCTTATATTCTTGTAATCTTTGTTTACCCATAGTTGTAAGTTCTGTAATATTATCAGCCTGGCTACAATCTATAAAAGTTTCTTTCCTGTACCAACCTTTAATATTTCCCACTTGTTGTATTAATCTTTTTTCATCTTCGCCTTTTCCTCCAACATAAGCCACATTTTTATAACTTAACAAACTTTTTAGGAAATGCTTATTTCTAATATTTTCAAAGTCCATACTGAAAATCACTGGAGGATTTTCTTCCTGATCTGCAGTAAGATTTCTACCTTCTATAACATCAAATATAAAATTATTATTATATGTGTCTAATGTTATGTCCCAACCTAAATTACTATATTCAGTTATCTCCTGTATCTTATCTGCTAAGTTTTCATAACGAGTACGCCAAGCATCTTGTTTTCCTCTTTGTTTATCTTTAGCAATAACTAAATTAGGAATAATTCTATCTTTATCTACTGGATTGACAGCGTTATTATCTACAAATTTTTTTATTATAGCTTCTTGTGTGCCTGTTGCATTGTCGTATCCTTGTCCTATAGGTGGTACTGTTGTTCTGTCTTTAATTTTCCCCTTTAAAGTAGCTCCTTTAATAACTAACTGCTCTTTACCATCTTCACTCGTAGATTTATCCATAAACTCTATAATTCCTACTTTATTAAAATAAGCTTCTAAAAGGATTAGGTTATCCTCCTGGAGCTTATCTACATTATTTTTTTCTAAATTTATGTGAAGCTCAAATTCTCCTACTCGGCTAAATCTTCTTATAAATATAAGAGATTCATAGTCATCTATTTCACCTAGTAAGTTAAAATCTTTATCTATAATTCTAATTGGTACCTTATTCATAAACTACACTCCTATATAAAGTGGCTTATAGTATAAAGCCATTTCTAAGTTATCCAATCCTTTTTCTGCATCATACCTTAATAAATTATCTCCAACTTTTAGCTGTAAAAATTTACTCGCTAAATCTATATAATTAAATACATTTATTTTAGTTCCATTGCTTTTTATCATTTCTACTCTTTTATTACCAAAAGATGTATTTATAACTAGCTTATCTCCAGCTTGCAATGTCCTTTTAACTTTAATATATTTTCTGGTATATACATCAAATAAAGAAGGATTAACTACAGTGGCTAATGCTCTAAATTCAATCCTCATTCCACATTCTACATCCCCTTTATTCTTAGCATTGACTATTAAATTACTTATTCTATGTCCCATAATGATACCTTCTGGTGGAATAATTAAAGGGAAATGGAAATCCCCTATCCATAATGCTATTTCTTCTTTTTCTTCTATCAAATCCATCCATAAAGGATTAGGACAATAAAACTGTATTAGAAACTCTTGCATATCATCTATTTGTTCTCTAAATGTTGGAGAACTATCTACAATACAATTTATAACATGCTCACTAGCATTATTGATATAAGTAAGAGTACCATTTATCTTAGGATTAAATATACTACAAAGCTTTTGCCTCTTTCTATACATATCTTCTACAGTATCTCCTACTATAGCTCCCTCTATTGGTAAAATTCTCTCATCTAAAAAAGTTCCATGGTGTGTCTTACCATCCTGTCCAGGAGATTTACTTGTCAATATTGTTGTCTTAGGACTTCCTATATCAACTCTAGTTAAAATAAAAGGAGCAGAGTTACCTAATTCTATACTCTGTCCCCTTTCATTTTTAAATATAATTTTTTGCAACTTCTACTCCTCCTTAAGATGTACTAAAGTTTAAATTCCTTATCATTACTTCATTCTTTCTCATCATTTCACTTGGAGATAATGCTCTAGGGCTATTAAAAGTAAAACTATTGTGGTTTACTACACTCCTACTATTATCAATACTAGTTGAACTTGCATTACTAGAGTATGGCTGAATTGAATTTATCGCAGAAGATCGAGCAGCCATTGAATTTAAAGCTGAATTTCTAGCAACTTCAAAACTTTCCTGTATACTAGCTATCATGTCCTTAAGTTCCTCTATTTTAGGCTTAAAGCCCTCTACAAGTTTTTCTCCAAGGCTTTGTCCTGCTTGTTGATAAGCTTCCTCATAAGAATGTAACAATTTAATAATTTCCTTTTGATTGTTGTCCATTATAATTCTTTCGGCTTCAGCCTGGAGTGCTGCATCATTAGTTTTTTTAGCACAAAAACTTCTATAATCCTCAAGTTGTTTTTCTAAACTTTGTCTATTGCTTTCATATATAGAATTAATATTTTTTAATTCATTTTCCTTTTCTTTCTGTAGCTGCTCTTTTTGTTCTTCTAGTTGTTCTTTATGAATCCTTTTTTCTCTCTCTTTAAGAAGATTATTAAGTTCCTTCTGGATTTCAATTTTGTTAAATTCATTATGTTCATATTCTAATGCTGTCTCAAGCTGATTTATTTTTTTTAGTTCTTCTGCATTCTTATCAGCTTTATCTTCTTCTACAAGTTGTTTATCTATAGCTTCAATCTTAGCATCATAAAAGCTCTCTATTCTTTTTATAGATTCATCTTTCCATATATCTAAATTTTTAAGCTCATTATTTATGTGATCTTCTTGTGCCTTTAGTTCATCTTCATATCGTTGCTTTAATGCTGACTTAATTCTATCAATCATATTATTAATGCTATCGGATATTTTTTTATCTGCTTCTTTTTGAGCATCTATAATCTTTTGTTTTGCATCATCAACTGCGTTGCTCATGTTAATTAGTTCAGTTTTTGCTTCTTCTAATGATTTCTTAGCTTTTATAGTTTCCTCTGCTGTATACCCAAAAGTCTTCGCTAATTCTTTATATCTATTTTCAAGTTCTTTTATTTTTTCTCCTTGAAGAATAACTATAGCTTGATGATTTAATAAATTTTGATTTAAATCTTTAGTATCAATACCTAACCTTTTTATAGCCTCATTGAATTCATTCAATGTATTATTAAATGAATTCTCTTGTACTTTAAGAGATTTTTTAACTTCTTTTTCTCTCTTGTCTAGTAATTTCATACCATCATCATAATATTCTTTAAGCGCCCTTCTTGAACGCTCTAAGCTATCAATTTGTGCTTTCTGATTCGCTTTAGTAGTATTCAAAACTTGTTTCTGATATTGTCTTAAAGCAGCTATCTGATTAGCATAATTAGCCTTAGCACTTTTATCTTTAGTATTCTTTTGTAACTTTTGATAATAGGCTATCTGTGAATCTATTTTTGACTTTTCTGTTTGCAACTCTATAGAATTTTCATTCTTAAGAATCCTTAGCCTATCTTCTATGCTCTTAGATCTATTATCATAATCTTCTTTTAGATATTCCTTACTTTTTTCAATTTCTTCTTTATTTAACTGATCTATAAACTCCAAATACTTTTGATACTCTTTCTTACTATTGGCTCCCCAATTTAATTGTTTTGCTAATCTATCTTTCATTACACTTTCAGATACACCAACTCGAGGATTAACAGATACACTTTCTTTAGCCTCAGACATGGCTTCTTTTGCAATATCTTCAGGGTTATTATTAGCCTTATTATCCCCTAACAATGATGTTAATATCTTTTTAGATTCTTTATTATTAAATACTTTTTCTCCACCGTTAAATAATCTATACTGCCTAGATGCTACTATTTCAAAACCATCTTCAGCGACCTCATGTAGTCCAGGAATTGCATAATCAGTACCAGTAGCATAACCTTTAGAATTTTCCACTTGCTTTTTAGATAATCTTTCTTTCATAGAGTTTGATTGTGTATTATTGAATATTTTAGTCCCCTGAGGCAAATCTACTAGTTTAGGTCCTTTTCCTGGTAATTGTATTAATTCTGATCCATCCTCATCAACCCAAGTTAAACCACCTTCAAAATAGCTTGTTCCTGTCCATTTTTGTGGCACATCGGGAACAAAAGGTTGATTTGGATGAATAACTTGTTGAACTATACTAGCAATAAAAGGATGTTTGCTTAACCAGCTTTGTGCATTAGAATGTGCATCCCTTATCCAATCGAAAAGATTATAATTTATTTTAGATTGTGCTTTTACAGGATTTTCATATATGTTCTTATGAGATTCTTTATATTTACCTTCAATTTTTTGAAAAGGAACACCATTTTTTAAATCCTTGTCTATATCTTCTCTAGCTTTTACAGGATTGCCATATATCTGATTAGTGCCTCTATCCCATGCACCTACTATTTTCCCTGTAGTATTGTCAATTTCAATGTAACAATCATGCATTTGTCCTGTTGCTCTGTCCTTAATACTATAATATCCACTAGTTGTAATTTCTTTTAATCCGTTCATTTTAGATAAATAAGTATTCATTTCAAGTGTTTTTTGTTGTTCTTGTTTATTTAGCATAGTGCCATTATGCAAATCTAAATAATTTAATACTTGTCCATTTTTTTCTATTGCTGCATCCAAGAATCCTTGATATTTTTGATTTTCAACACCTATTTCTTTCTCTTTTGCACCTTCTAATTGTTTTATTTTATCCTCAATTAACTTTTGTGTTTCCTTATCAGCATCTTTAGAATACAATTTTAAATATTCTATTTGTTTATCATAATTTTCTTTTGTTTTCTTTATTTCTTCATCTCTAGCTTTTGCCTTTGATTCCATCAACTTAAATAATCCTTCCATATCTAAGTTTTTCATGCGAGCATTAAAATCCGCTTGAGCTGCTAAAAGTTCTTCTTTAGATTTAACAGTATTTTTCATTTCTATATTTCCAATTTGTTGGGTTAATTTTTTAATCTCTTTTAGTGTATTTTGCCTAACATCTCCAGTTTCTTTACTAGCTCTTTTTTCTAAATCTAATATTTTTTTCTTTGTATCTTGAATCTTTTTTATTTGATCATTTCCACTTTTATTAAGAGAATCTAATATTTTTTTCTCATTTGCATCTAATCCATCAGCCTTAAAGCTATCCTCTAAAACTTTTTTTATTTCAGGTTGCTTAGATTTTATTTTATTAATAGCACTGTTACATATATCATCCAGTTTAGCATTAAGGTTTCTTCCAGTTTCAGCATCTGCTAATTTATCTAGTTTAGCAGCTCCTTCTACTTCCATATTATAATTAGCTATTTTATTAGCTATGCCATCTAAAGCTTTTTGAGTTTCTGGACTTACCTTTTTACTCCACTCCCTATGTTTTACATTCATTTCTTCTAATTGTTTATTGGTGCGAATAACATGTCCATTTAGTCCCGCCATTGCAGTTTCCATAGTTCCCATATCTTCAGCACTTTTTATACAACTGTCATTTAAATATTGTGTATTTTTATGTGCTAAATATATAGCTCCTCCAACTGCTATAATTCCTGCCGCTACTGGTAATGCTATACTACCAACTGCTTCAAGTCCTCCTGCAAATAAGCCAAGTCCTCCTGAACCTCCAGCAACTTTTGCAGCTGTACCTACACCTTCAACTGCGGTAGCTACGGTCGAAGCCTCTTTAAATATTCCGAAAAATACTCCTATTTTTTTTCCTGTTTTAAGTAGAGTACCTACACCTTTAACGGCACCACCTAATCCACTTATAAATGGTCCTAATGCCGCACTAGCAAGTCCTGTCTTAATTATGAATTCTTGTGTAGCAGGACTTAATTTATTCATCCAATCTGCAAATTGCGATATTAGATTTATACCTTTTTCTACAATTGGAAGTGCCTTTATGCCTAATTCCATAAGAGAATTTTTAGCTTTATTCATAGCCTTAACAAATTTAGTTTCTGTAGATTCTTCCATCTTATTATAAGCATCTTCTAAAGCAGTAGTATTAGTTTGCATTTCTTGCATAGATGCATTATATTTTGCTATCCCGTTTTCACTAGTTAACATTAAAATACTGTTTAGCCCTTCTACTGAACCAAACATAGTAGCCATAGCACTTACTGGCGAATCTGCTGCTTGTGCCATTCTCTCCAAATCTTTACTTGCATTTTTTTGTGCTTTGCTTAATTCCTTATATTCTTTAGTACCTTTCTTTCCCGCATTTTCTAGTTCTAACATTTTATGAGCATTATTGCTCATGCTTTGACTCAATTTATCAAATTCAGGACTCGCATTAGATAATCCTTTCTTTACATCTTGCAGAAATCCCATCCATCCCTTACTCTGTAAAGCTGAAACAGAAAAGTCTATACCTAATTGTTCTGCCGCCTCCCCGGCTTCTTTACTAGGCTTTATTATATTAGACATTGCAGCCTTTAAAGCAGTAACAGATTCGCTTGTAGCAAGACCTTGTGCTGTTGTACTAGCTAAACTAGAGAATAATTCATTTGTTGTTACTCCTAATTGTGCTGTTATTGGTGTAATTTTACCTACAGCACTTGCTAACTCTCCGAAAGTTGTTTTTCCAAGATTTTGTGTGATTAGCATTTGATTTGAAATGTCCGTAGCTTTATCCGCTTCTAGACCGTAACTATTTAAGACCGTAGTTAACCCATCAACTGCGGTGGATGTTTCTGTGAAACCACCTTTTGCAGCTTTAACTGCAACATCTAAGAAATCAACCGCCTTAGCTGTATCTACTGAACCTGAAATAGCTTGATATAAAGATTCATTCAGTTCTTTAGTACTCATTCCCGTTTTATTAGAAAGGTCAATTACTCCTCTTTTTAAATCTTCTATTGGAACTTTTGTAGTATCTGCAATTGTACTTACCTTAGCAGCACCAGTTTCAAAGTCAAACGCAAACTTAGTTGCTGCAGTACCGGCACCCATAATAGGAAGAGTAACATGAGTTGTAAGTTTATTACCTATGCCTTGAAGTTCATCTCCTACTTTATCAAATGCTTCATATTTTTTATCTATCTTTTCAAATTCAGTACCTAGTATTTTCAACCTACCAGCGAAAGTAGTAGCTTCTTTTTCTGTCTTTTTTAATTCAGAGCCAAGTTCTGCATGAGCTATCTTTAAATCTAGTATTTTGCCTTTATATTCTTCAACTTCTTTAGAATCTTTACCATACTCCTGTTCTACTTCTTTTAAAAGAGATTCATGTTTCTTTATTTCACTGTCTAGTAAAGACATTTCTTTTTTTAATTTATTCATCTTTTCAGAATTATCAAATATACCTTTGCCGCTTTTTTCTTGAGTTAAATCAAGCAGTTTATAAGATTTTTCTAAGTTACTTATTTGGGTGCTTGTTTTTTGATAACCTTCATCAAGATTTTTCAATTTATCAGCTACGGTAACTGTAGTTTTACTAGCTTTATCTAATTCTTGTGACAATTCTGAGTGCTTCAATTTTAGATCTAATACATGAGATTTATAATTTTCATACTCCTTGGAGTTCTCACCACATTTTTTACCGATGTCATCTAAAGTCTTTTCAGACTTCTTAATCTCATCATCTAACAGTTTCATGCTAGACTTATATGCTTCAATTTTTTTACTATTATCTTCTAAGCTTTTACCACTTGATTTATTAGCATTTTCCCAAAGCTTATAACTTTTCTCTATATTAGATACTGCAGTATAAACTGACTTATCCATTATAGAGCTAGATTCTTGAGCTTTAGTTTGTAACTTATAAAAGCCCTGTATCGCTTTTGATACAGAGCTTTCAAATTTATCTAATCTTAATTCTAAATCTGAGTATATACTTCCTAAACCTATGCTTATATTTCTTCACCTCCTATTTTGAGGTATAAAAAAAGAACCGCCTAAGCGATTCTTTTTTTATATTATATTTTTATTTTATTAACTTTGCTGCTCTAAAATATGGCAATGCTTTCAAATTTGCTTTAGCCTCTTTGTTATTTGGATCTAATTTAATAGCTTCTTCTGAAAGACTAGCAGCTTTGTCTAAATCTTCTGTTTTATTTCCTTTACCATACATATACATACGTGCTAATTGATTTAAAGAAAGACTAGCTAATTGGTTTCCTCTTTCCTTACCAAAATATATTTTCCACTTGCCATTATCATTTACAACATATCTCTTATATGTTAATTTTGATTCTTTATTTTCATAAAGATCTTCGCCTTTTCTAGTGATATTAAATTCTGCAATATTCTTAAATTCTATATCCTCTAAGCTACCTTTGAATTCCTTAACTTTTTCAACTCTTAGATCCTTTAATTTATATATTTCTTTTTCAGTATTTATCCACTTAATAAAATCTTGTTTTTTAAAATCTTTTTTACTTTCTTCACACAAAGCTTCATAAGCACCTTCTGCATCTCCATCTTTTATGCTGTCATAGTAAGCATTTAAGGTTTCTTCTGGTTTTCCTTTTGGAGCACAGCCTACCAATGCTATTAATGTAAAAGATAAAATAAGTACAAATAACAATGAAATTTTATTAAATATTTTCTTCATGCAATCCCCTCCAATATGTAAATATATATTAATTATATAACATATATTACAATATTGGAACGGTTACCCTAATCATTACCCTAAAAGCATCTTTAATCCTGGATTATCTTTTCTATCTTTGTTTTTAATTTCAAATCGTGGTTTTTCTCCATTCTCTATTCTATATATAAACTCTGTCATAACCTCATCAATGCAGTAGGCCACATACTCATCTTTAATCTTTAATACCTCACTTGGTGTCTTATGATACATCTTCACCATTGTCATTAGACTTATTATCTTTTGACTTTTTACGAAATGGCTCCAAGGTTTGCACCCCGTGCACTGCAAAATTATATATTATTATTTTTTGTTCATCTGTCATGCCTATAACTTCTTGAACTTCTTTAAATCTTGGCTCAACCATTGTTGTTTCACAAAATAGTTCAGCAAGTTCATTAACAGTTTTTAAACTATCTTCATCTTTTCCTCCTGGACCTTTGCCTTGGAATAAATCTATTACAGGTCCCATAAGTGGATTAGGTATCTTACCTTTAGCTGCTAAATCTAATAAATTAACTCTTTGTAATTTAACTGTAAATGTATCTTCTACATCCCATCCAGGTAATTCTACTTCTATATATTTTTTAGCTTTTAATTCCTCTATATTTGTTACTGACATACTAATTCCTCCTAAAATTTTAATTTAAAAAGAGAGCCTACTATAGCTCTCGATTTTAAGGTTCTTGATTGTCTATAATATTAGATTCTTTTTTACTCTCTTCTGTGTCTTGTGGTAATGAATCAACAAATTCTATAGACTTTATAGGTAATTTAGCTTTAGTATTTTCTCTACATTTAACTTCAAATTCTGGTGAAAAGAAATCTTTTTTGAATCCCATTTTAAATGCTTTTCCAGTACATTTATTAAACGTTACTTTAGCATAGTTCTTAATATCTTCGCCTTCATAATTTGCCACGAATATATCGGCTTTAAATGGTTTTATTTTAGAACCTTCACTAAGCATTGGTGTATCATATCCCACAATTTTAGTAGGGTCATCTTTATCATAACGAATTGTTCCACCTTCAATTAATGCTGCTACTGTTAATTCAAATGTTGTATTCTTCATTTTCAATTTATATCCATATAGCAAATCCGGAGTGCTAGCTGTAGCTAATATCTTTTGATCATCCCTTAGTTGTTTTTCCTGTCCTTGTGATATTTCAGGATCTGTTTCTATTTCACTATCACATTGAATATTAATTGGTTTTCCACCACTTAATGGTAACCCTGTAAGTTCATCTAATGGTGTTAAAATTACTTTTTTAACATTATATAAAATTTCTCCTGTTGTACTCATTAAATTACCTCCTTCGGTATTCTGTATTTTAATCTTCTAAAATAAGCTTTCTTTTCATTATCTATAAGTTCTGGTGCTATATCTCCTGTAAATTCTAACTTTCCTTTAAGAACTTCTTGTGCTTTAATAACCATATCATCAAGTACAGTTATATCTCCAAGTGGACAATATAAAAAAACATGAACGAACTGCCAACCACATTGGCTGTTATTCATGCTTGATAATTGATTTTCAAATTTTAAAACTACGTAAGGTTTTATGCACTCTCCTTCATGTTCTCCAATTGCATAACAAGGATATATAGGATCTACTAAGTCAAATATTTCTTTCCTTGTCACATCATATCACCCCTGCCGAATCAACAATTTTCTTCCATCCATCAATAAACTTAGGAGCAAACTCTTGTATAGCTCTTTCAAGTATTGCATATTTACCTTCATTGCATAATTCAAGATAAACTCCATAATCTACTTGATGGCTTAATGCAACCATTAATGTATTGGTATTTGTCCATTTTACAGTGGCTGTTAAAAATAACCTTGCATGAGCTGTTCTGTCTGTCCATACTACATTTTCTTTAGCCCATTTTTCCATATTCATTGCTATATTTTGAGCATCTAGTACAAGAGCTGCTTTAAGTTTTGGAGTAAATTCTTTTAACTTTTTCATAGCTTCATCTAATCCATGCATTTCTAATTTACAACCATCAGCCATTCCTAATCACTTCCAAATCACTATTATAGACACCTTTAATAATCATTCCTGGATAAGTTACTCTATACTTATATCCATTAGCTTCAAAATAATCTCCTTCTTTTATTTCTATATCTTCAACTACTACTGCAAACATAGAAATACCTCTAGTCCTTTTAACAGTTCCAGATTCTTTTACATTATCTAAAATTAAATTGTGTTTAGTATCATCAAGGAAGATATCAAATTCTCCTACTTTTATTTCTTCTTCTCTACCACCATGCATTCCATTACTTACTTTTTCTTTTCTCATAAGAATTATATGTGTTGGTCTTTTAGCTATGTTTTTCTTAGCTTGTGCTTTTATTCTTTCTTCATTTATCATTGGCCATCAACCCTTCTCATTGATGTTTTATAGCCAATATTATTCCTATTGCCTGATAAACTTCTTTCATAATCACTTTTGTATTGTTCCGCAAGCCCTAGCCAGTATCCTCTATTTGATTCTGTTTTAAGTGGTCCCATATTTACAGCATCATCAGCATTTGCTTTGAACAAACACCCCTTCCAACTTGCTTTATTTATATCATTATCATTTGTTTCTAATAATACATCTATCTCTTCATCTTCAAAATAAGGATACTGTCGTTCTTGAAGATTAAACTTTAAAATTTCTATAGGTGTCATTCTTATTCACCTTCTTCTATTTCAGCATATTTTCTTAGCTCCTCTAAATCACATTCCTTAACTTGAAATTCTTCATCAATTTTAATATGTGTACCTGCATATTTTATATATTGCTTAGCCTTAGCTTTAAAAATTTTTTCTTCTACTTTTTCATCTTCCATAACATATATATTTTCTTCTTTAGACTTTGCCATAATAAAAATCTCCTTTCTTGTAAAAAACTAAAGAGCAGTCATATTGACTACTCTAATTAATATACTGTTGCAAAGAACACTTCATCTGCCCTATCAAATGAAACAATAGGCATTACACTTATCTTAGTATCTACTGTAACTGGATCCTCTTTAACCATAGTTGTAACTGCAATTCCTGTGTCAATCATATAAGTATCCAGTTTAGATGAACCTGATTGTTTATCAAATTCTTCTGGAGTTGTACCATAAACGGTATTACCCAAAGTTGTTCCACTCATAAGTGTTACTTTGCCATCCACATAATATGGAACTGGATCAGCACCTTCTGATGGAATATAAGTAGCATCTTCTAAGAATACAACTGTTAATTGCATTACCTCTTTTACAAATTGAATGTAATTTGCTTGACTTAAAATTAATGAAGTATTTAAATTACTGTTCTTAATGTGGTTAGTAATAGCTTTATTAACTAAAAATGTACTATCAAAAGTATTTTCAGTTAACAGTAATGTTTTAGGCTTTGCATATTGGTCATTTGTAATAGCCTTTTGCCAAGCTTTAATATCTCCTATAATATCAGCATCAGGATTTGTCCACTTATCTGTTCCAGTTAATACTTCCCTATGATTATCTGGAACCCCATATTCTACTACAATATCACCATCTTTTGAAGTAAAATTTAATAACCCATTTTGAATTACTGATGATCTCATTTTCTTTGAAATTATATTTGCTCCATCTATTAAATTGGAATAATTCTCAAATACTTGTCCTAATAGTGCATTTACAAAATTTTGATTATTTGCTCCTATTGCATTTTGTAAATCTCTTCTAGTTGTTTCATCAATCCCCATGCCTTCCTTAAAGAAAGGTATCTCTGTTGATTTAACTGTTAAATCAGCACTTAATGCTCTCATCTTTGTATTTGCATCAAATGTACTCATTCTTAATGCTATTGGTTTCTTTTTAGCACCTTTAGCCATTTCTAACTTTGTACCACTAACTTTTTTATCTGGAAATAAAGCTTTATCTATTGTTTGTTCCACTGGTAACTCTTTAATATAAAGAGCTATGTTCTTTGAATTAATATAATCTCTTAAATTAGGCATATATGTTTCCTCCTTATTTTCCAAAAATTATTTGTTTTAATGCTGTCATTTCAATTTTTTTAATAGTTTCATCTCCATTAAATTTAACTGCATCTTCATATAAAGCACCATGTACAAATACTGGAACTACTTCTGTTGCATCATATTTATCTGCTGTTGGTGACATTGAACCTTTAAAAGATATATCTTGATATACAACTCCCCAAGCATCTGTTCCATTTGAAGTTGAAGTTACTGACTTACCATCTTTAGTTATTAGCGTACCCGCTAAAAGCACCTCATTTTCATCTAAAAGTGTTTTCACATCACCTTTTCTTATTTTAATAGGCAATGAAATAAAATGATCTCCAGCTATTAATCTTAATTTATTTTGTTTAGCACCTATTGTATAGCTTGATTGTCTCAAAATACATTCCTCCTTTATTTTTATTTAGCAAAGTCTGTTAAACTTTTTACTTTCATATTTTCTGCTCTTTGCTTTCCTAATTCTGAAGCAAAGTTAGTTTTATTTGATCCTAGATCACTATTACCACCAGTATTGAATGCACCTGTTCCTTTAATTTCTTTTTCAAATAAGAAATCATGTGATTGTTTAAGAGGTTCCATTTGTTCTTTAAGACCTATAACTGTATCCCCATCAACTTTTAATTTTTCTTTATCTATAAGTGCCATAATTAGCTTTTTATCCTTAATACTAAAAGCACCTAATCCTTTCTCCAAAGCATTATTAAAAGCAATATCATTTAATTGTTTTTCATAATTTTCTTTTTGTGTTTTATTATCTAATTCTAATTTCTCTACTTTTTCTTTTAATCCATCAACGTCTTTATATTGTTTTTTTAAGTTTTTAAGTTGAGCATCTCTCTCTCCAACCTGCTTTTTATATTCTTTAGCCTGCTCATTTACTTGGTCAAATCTTAATTTAGGAATATATAAACCATTAGATACATCTTCATAATCCTTATCTTTGTATTCCTTTTGTTTATCCTCTGTAAGTTGTTTAAATAACTCTTCTCCTATAATATCTTTTAATTTTGCCATTGTTCTAATTCCTCCTTAATCTCTAATTACAGTTTTTAACGTGCCACTGAACCACGAATAGAGTTTTCTTAATTATTCTTTAGCGCCTGTAATTAATCTAAAAAGGCGAAAAAAATAAAGCCTTATTTCTAAGACTTAAAAAGTTTGTACACCTCCTTTGAATATGGTAAAATTTTGTTAAAAGGGGGTGAATTTTTTGTCCAAAATTGATAAACTTATAGAAAGACAAAATAAAATTAATAATCAAATTTATAAAATGTACAATCCTATTTATAATAATTTAACTATTGCACAACAAACAATTAATTCAGTTGCATCTATATCAGAACCTTTTTATAAAATTCAATCTCAAATGAATTTATATAATAAAGCTTCAATGAATATTCCTCAAGCACTTATTGACCAACAAAACAAATTTAATAAAATTTCTCAAGCTCTTACTAATCAAACAGATTCTTTTAATAAATTATCTAAAGTTTTTATCGATAGATTTGAAAATATAAATAACATTTATAATAATTTATTAAATATATATAAATATGATAATACGAATAAAACCGTATATAACTCAGATAAAATAATAAATTCAATTTATGATATTTCTACTTATATTCAAGAAGAACTTACTGATTTTAATAATAAGGATTTTAATGATACTAAAAATAATGATGATACTTTAGCAGAAGAACAAGTTATCGTAAATAAATTAAATCCAACAAAAGCAATAGACTGGAAATTTTTAATTCCATTATTAATAAGTATATTCGCTTTATTAATTCAAATTTCAGATAAAATAGATTCTATTAATTCATTAAAGGAAAATAACCAATTTCAATCTCAAGTTATTAATTTATTAGACAGTATAAATGAATCTGTAAATCATATAGATACTGAAGATAAAAATTAATACAATAACTAGTGTAATTATAGCACTTTTTATCATTCTTAAATATTTAACCAGCTGTTCTTGGATTTATATTTCGAGAACAGCTTCTTTTATTAACTCTAATTTATATATAAGACAATACTTAAAATTTTCTTTGAGAATTCTTTTTTTCCATAATGAACATCTTAAACACATTTATTATTTTTCTTAATTTGAAACATAATAATTTACTTAATGAGTACTTTTAGATAGCTTCAATATACTTCATTTATTTTCCATTAATTCTATTCATCTCTCTTTTAAACTCCTTCTGAATATTATCTATATCCTTATCAGCTAAAACCTTATCCACATCATTAGTATCCTTAAATTTTCTTAAGCTTTTTATTTCAATCCTTCTTTTAAGCCTCCTACACTTAGTATTCATAACACACACTAAATGCTTTTTATTACACTTAGGACATTCATAATATACTTCTGTATACATTGCTCCTAAATACTTTTCACTAAGTCTATCCTGTGTCATATTGAACTCTCTTTTACAATTATCACATATTACTTTCATATATGCCTCCTATATTGCTATGCCGTATTTTGGGCCATAATTATCTAGCCATTTATCTAGTTTAGGATTGTCTTCCCCATTAATCCACGCTATCAATTCATCTCTAGCCTTTTCAACTGGTATATTTTCTTGAGTAGGATAACAAAGGCAATTAGGATGTGCTATTGGATATTTATCAGCCGGATAAATTCCAGCACCTAAATCATAATTGTCTTGTGTTGTATACTCATCACAAATATCTTCACCATGTCTAGCTACTTGTCTTTCATAATGGCTAGGATTTAAATTCCATTTTAATCCTATATTAAAAGGATTCATTTTTGAACCTTGTATATATGTTTCAGCGTTAGCATGTGTTAAACAGGTTCTAGATAATCTTTGCGCTTGATATGAAACATTTTTACTCATCCCAGTTTCTAAAGTTTTAGCTTCAATTCTTTTATATGGATTAATATATTTGTCTAGTTCTTTAGCTAATTTCCTAGCATTAACATCTTTAGCCACATTAATTTTTATAAGAGTATCAATGTCTCTAGAGTTTTTATTTGTTATATTCCAAAGCCTTTGATCTAATGTTTTGCCATCTGAATAATAATTACCACTTATAAGCTCTTTAGTAATATTAGAGGGCAACTGAGTAAACATTTTATTAAAAGTACTCTTTATATCTTGCACAGGAGCTATTGCATCTAAATAACTTAACTGTACAGAACTTGCTATCTGAGAACTTGCTTTTATACTCTCCTTAATAGATTTACTTAAATTAGTTCTTAATTCTAATACATATCTATTAATTGATTTATCTAATTCATTTAAATATCTAGCAGTTAAACTTCCTGCCCTAACCTTGGATAGCTTGTATGATATTTGCTTACTGGCCTCTTCATAAATATCTAATAATTCTTTTTCCTGATCTTGTAGAAGTCTTAGAAATTGCTTTCTACCTTTTAAAATTCTCCGCTGATATAAGTTCATCATTCATCACCAGTCTTATCTATACTTTCATCTAGTTCACTATTTATGGCTTTTTGAAAAGAGTCTGCCATTCTAGCCTCATTTAATCTTGATACTTCATCTATTACCTCACTAAGAGCTTTTTCTATATCTTCTTCATTGCTAAACTCTTTCATGTAGTTTCTAATAGATCTAGCATTTTTTTCAACTTCATCAAGTGCAAGCTTCTTCTTATCCTCTTCATCAGAAGGTAATGGATAGTTATGCATGAATATAGTAGTATATTTTAAAGTTTTCCATTCTTCTTTAAAGCAGCCACAATAGCAATGCTTTGAAACCTCTATAACATATTCTATCAAATCTTTAAATACTGGTTCCCAATCATTCCATTTCTCTTCACATCTAGCAATTAAGTCATTATATAAATAAATCATAGCCTTTGCTGATGGAATATTATTTAAATCACTTATCTTAGGCATATCTAACGTTTCTTTCATATCACTATCTGCTCTATCTAGATAAGAATCCAGTGCCGAACTACTGCCTATATTGTATTCTTGTCTCTGGATAGTAGCTTGCTTCCCTTCTGCTAACGCTTCATCTCTAGTTTTTATTGCATGTACTGCATTAGGAGCTATAGTTAATCTATTTACATCATCTTCATTACCATCAATTATACTTTCAGAACCAAACATCTGGAATCTTAAAGCATCCGCAAAGTCACTATTTCTTCTGTTATATTGATTCTGTGCATCTCTTAAATCTGTAATATCACTTTCACCGAAAGTATTATTAAGTTCTCCACCATTTCTTATAAACCAACATGGTATAGTAGAGAATCCTATGTCTTGGTCTATAGTTAATTCTTTCTGTAAATCTGTATTCTTATAAGTTTCTTTTCTGTACCAAGCTTGAATCCTTTTAGTCTTCTCATCTACTTTGTAATAATAAGTATGTAAATAATACAACTTATCCTTATCTTCTTTGTATACGTTCATTTCATCTTCTTCAAAGAAAATAGCTTTTAGTAGCCTTCCATTCTTCTCTTTGTAAAAGAAATTTTCTATACTCTCATACTTAATTACAATTGGCTCTCCTGGATTAGCTTCTGCTCTTAGAAGTACTCTCTTTTTAATGGTAGCTTCTAAAAATGCTTTCCTAGTATTGTTCCAGAAATTATTATTTTCAAATACATCTTCTATAAACTTTCTTAATTCTTCACACTTCTCTTTGTCCTTTAAATCATCTGCCTTAAATATCAATGTCGGCTTTTTACCAAACATCCATCTTGCTTGTTTCTTTAATAATGGTTTAACTTTATTTCTAATATCTTGAGTGGGTTTATAATCAACATTATCATCTACTGGCCAATTCTGACCATATAACAATGAATTATATTTTGCTTTTTCTAAGTCAATAGATTTTCCTTTATAAAAATAATAATCTCTAAAAACTCTTTTTCTTTCAGCTATTTCATTATCAGGTAATCTAAGCAACGTATCTCTTATAGTTCTTGCTTGTTTTTCCACTAAAATACTGTACCTCCCTTCCTTCCGTATGGATCAGTAGTTGTATTTCTTGCAACAACTCCTTTTCCTTTTTCATATACTGAATTATCATATTTTTTCTCTTTAATATCAGCAACTTCATATCCATCTAATGCATACCATATTGCACTAAATGTATGAGGATCTATACTAAATTCATCTTCTATAATTTCACCATCTTTATCTACTGCATAAGTTAAATCTTCTAATTCATCTATAACATCTTGGCAATCTTCTGAACAAATTATTTTTTTAAACCTCTTAACTTTTTTAGTATTTTGAAGTCTGCTACCAGGGAATTTCTTAGCTCCCCTCATATTAAATCCTTCTTGTTTATAATATTTAATAGTCTTAGGCTCTGCACTATCTGCTCTAATAAGTTCCTGTGTCTTTTTAAATTCTGCTATTTCTATCGCTGTTTTGTCATCTGTCATTTGATTCTTGTAATACTGCCAGTAAATATATAAAATCTTATTCTCATCATCTATAGCTAATCTAGCTATGGCATTATATGAAGTTTCAAATCCAAAGTCCATACCAACTCTATATATTGGCCTTTTAATTTTTTGAATAGCGCTAATAACTGCATAATGTGGTGCTTTCTCGAACTGTGGTAATACTTTTCTACCATTAACACCAAATCTACCTCTTCTAGCTATTCTATATAAATCAATATCATATGTTTTTAACTCATCTAACTGATCTATATAGGTTTTAGGCAAAAATAAATTATCATCAGCTAGAGAATGATGATAATAAGTGTTGTTGGTAATTATTATTCTATTTTTGTATAGTTCCTTATCATCTAAGATAAAAATCTTCTTCTTAGTATCCATAAAAAAGTGTTTATAACACCAATTATTCTTTGATACTGGGTTAGTAGAAAGTATCATGTGTAGTTTTAGTGTTGGATGTCTTAACCTTCCTAGTAATTCTTTAAATCCAGCATATTTTACTTCTGAACATTCTTCTATCCATATTATAGATACATTATTAATAGATTTTAACTTAGCTGGCTTATCCATACCTTTAAATATAATCTTACTACCATTAGGAAACCTTATTTGCATAGGAGAAGTAACACATTTAATCCTATCATCTAATTCCATTTCAGTTATTATTTCATCAAATAATGAGAAACAAGAATCTCTAATAGTGTCATATACCTCTCTCACCACTAAGGCTGTTCTTTTTTCTTCTAATAGTTTAAGTATTAATTTTAAAGCTACATGGTAACTCTTAGATGATCCATAACCACCTACTAAAAAATAAAACTTTGTATTCCAATCAAACAGAAAATCTTCAAAGTGGGGATTAACTTCCTTTTCTATAGCCATTAGTCCTTACCCTTTCGCTTGATTAGTATTTCTATAGGTTTATCATCTTTGGTATTTTTATTTTTTTCATAGTCTAATTTTTCTTGAGCCATCTGAATCTTAGCTTTTTCATTATCTATTTTTATCTTACTTTCAGTAGGTAGAAGATCTAATCTATCACTTAGCCATTGTAGAGCCTTCATCTTATCCTGGAGCCTAATACTTGCACCATCTTTACCTTGTTTAACTTCATTTATTAGTGTTCCATCTATATTAATTGATTCTTTAAATTTAACTGTATTGACTATCTTAGTTACTGGTTCTCCTGTTTCTTTATCAACCACTGGCCCAAAGGCGCCCATAACAGATACTTCTTCTTGTCCAAACTCCACATAGTCAGTTATATCTGCAAATGCTATATCTATATATTTTTGGATTACACTTTTCTTTATGAACTCTTTATTGAATTGTGCTGCATTAAGCCTCTCTATTTGTTCCTTTATCTTAGTATTCCTTAGTAGATTACTTCCATTAACCATAGCTGTTTCATACGAACAACCATATACCTTTTTATATGCTTTAGTCGCATTTAAACATCTACTATATATAACACAAAAGAGCCTTTGCTTATTAGTAAGTTCAGTATTCCCTAATACCTCTTTTACTTCTTCTGCAATAGACTCTTTATTATTATTTTTATTCTTAGTTTCTGTTGCAACATTCTTTTGTTGCGTTGCACTCTTTGTTGCAACATTTTTATCTATTTCACAATCCCAGTTTTCTCTATTCTTTCTCGACCTTAAGGTAGAATATTTAACTCCATGCTCTTCTGCAAATTCTTTTAACTTTACATTACCATTTAATTTTAAATATTCTTCTTTAATTAATTGCCAATCTGGTCCTCTTATATTTTCCATATCACCACCTCGTTGCTAGTTGCTTTGTTTGTTTTGTATATAAAAAAGAGCCCTTATGAGCTCTTCGTTAAATTAATATGTTTTGTTACAATTTAATTAATCAAAATCCCTATCAACTTCAATTATCTGTCCTGTGTTAGCATTTATTTTTACTTCATAAATTCCAGCAGTGGTTCTAATGCTAACCTCGTAAACTAATATGCCATCTTCAACATCTAGTTCAACTCTTACTACCTGTCCTGGAACCTGCTGTAGTGCAATTTGCACAGCTGCTTCACTACTAATGCGATAACTTCTCCAGTATCCATCCCATAAAGCATAATAATTAGGTATCATTATAAAATCATCTTCCTTTTTCAATATTTACATAATTATTGTATTCAATTACTTAAAGATTAGTGACTTTTAGCAATGTATACTCTTAAGTTATCTCTTACTTAATACTCTTAATTTATTTTCCCCATGTTCTTTGCTTTATACGTCCACCTTTACCCCTACAATAACTATCATGGCTCATAAGATTCATAACATCAGAAAAGGAGAGGTCCTCTTTCTTACCTCTCCTACACTTTTTCTTATTCTGTTTTCTATTTTTATTTAATTGTTTATGTATTCCTGGTTGCTGTGTTTCTATTATTTTCCCTACCTTCAAACCTCTCACCTCTTATCTATGTAATATGAATATAATCTCCTAGGCTGTTTTAGGTATGTAAAAAGCACCTAAGGTTTATATTCCTTAAGTGCTTATACACAATATTATATTATCAATATTTTTCCTCTAAATATATTTATTTTAATATTTAGTGTTTATTCTGCCATTGTTGATTTTATTTTATCTTATTCTCTTAATACCTCAAGTGCTTCTGCTACCTTTCTAGCAAAGTTTAAAGGTCTATCTATTGATTCAAAGTGGATATACATAAGTCTTGGATCTTCGAACAACCAATGATTATGAAGTGCAGTAACTAATATTCCATTTTCTCTTAAAGCAGATATAAAGTCATTTATTTCTTCTTGAAGAATAACTGTTTCACCTAAATTAAGAGTTCTACCTGCATTATCAGGAGATTCAAATGAAAACAATGCTGATAAAGCTAATGGTGAATGAGTTTCTCTTCCTAATATTTCTGCATCAATATCTCTCATAAATGTTACTGTACAAACATTATCAGCTGTACTTAGAATTTCAGCTCCAAGTATATCAGCAAACTTTGCACAGGTTCTACAAAAATCTCTCATAATCATTTCCTCCTATTTTTTTTATCTTAAGCTTTTCAATATTATATAGATAGCTTGTCTCTATATAAATATAATATGAAACTTATTTATAAGCGTGCATAAATGTTATTTTATAGCTAAATAATAGGAGATTAAAAAACACCCAGAAATTAATCTAAGTGCTTTTTAGTACATACACAATATATTATTTTTTTATTTTAGCAGTTACCTTATTTTGTACGATAAAATCTCTGCTATTTCTATACTACTATTATAACATACTTAAATTATAAATTTATCTGGAATTAGTCCGAAATTTGTCCGTGGTTTTTTACTTTATTATTTCATTCCACATCATTATGTTATCTACTAATTCCTTTCTTTTATCATAGGCTACACTTCTACACATTCCCATTTCTATCCCCACTTCTTCAACACTTAATTCTTTACCATATTTTAATTCTATAAATTTTTTATCTTCTTCATTTAACATTCCTATATTACATTCTATAGAACTGCTTTCTTCTTCTAATTCTGCTATATAAGATTTTATATTTAATATCTGTTGTTGCTTATCTGTTTTTTCTTTTTCTAAGTTTTCTATGGCTTTTATAATGGCTCTTTCTGCATAGCTTGTCCCTGCACTAGATGTTTGTACTCTTTCTCCTCCTGGTGTAGCTTGTAAATCATAATCTATCCTTACATTAGTTTTTTTAATATCTTTTTCTATTTCTTCTATTCTTTTATTTAATATATTTATTAAGTTATGCTTATGTTGTATTATCTTACTTTTCTTAAAATAGTTGTATAACATTCTTTCTGTCTTCCTGAACGAATCTTTGTCCATACTATTCCTCCCTTGAATTTCCGCACATTAATGGATTTCCATTACAAGATGCTCTACATATAGCTCTATCTTCACAGTTATAGCAACACTCTTCTCCACACATAACCTTACCTAAATTACATTTATAATTTTTAGCATGTTTCATTAATTTGTTATTTTGCTTGCTTAACACCATTGTGGTTACTACGCTTACTACTGCAGTTATAAACAATATTATCTCTAGTTTAGTCAT